ATTGAATTTGAAGTAGCGTGTGGTTGAAGTCAGTAGGTCTCTTGTGAGCGTCTGAGTGATCGTTGTTGCGATGCTCATGATGGTGGTATTCACAAAGTTGTTGTATTCTTCTTTGTTAAAATCTCCCACACCTAACACAAAAGCCGGAACACCTAACATTCCAGCTACTGTCTTCTTATCAATTTCTACTGACTCATTCAAAGCTATGTCATTCAAACTTAATGGCTTCACTTGTTCCACTTCCATCAAAGCATCAGGGACAATCCAAGGTTCACCAGACTGGCTTGTGGTCAGATATTTCTTAGCAATTTTCTCACGACCTTCCACTGTTCCAAGTTCCTCACTTGATGAATCCACCTTGATGATAAGGCTTGGAACGTTCTTTCCGTTCATGAAGCCCTTCTTGGTCTGTGTGGCCATGTTCAAATTTCGGACAATGTCTTTCAAAGCCAATCTAAAACCGGTCCCAATGTAAGGCCGGTCTGGATCAGGATTGATGGCAAAGTGAACCACTTCATCTGGATTAAAATCAGTGTCTCTGAAATGGATCATGTATGTTAGATCATTACTCTTGAATGACACTTCCGACATTGGGAATGGTCTGAGATTGCTGATATAGTCAGTCATTGGATCATATTCCACATGTAGGACAGAATTTCCATCACCAAACAAAAGCAAGTCTCTGACAATCTTGAAGATCCATGATTTTCTTGTCATGTGATCACAAGGGTTGATGTCAATCTTACGGGCTAACCCGTCCTTGATGCGTACATCACCGGATTCTGTGTTTTCCATTAGCTGTATTGTCATGTTTGAAACCATGTCAGCAATTTTATTGACAGCCATGATCACATCTGGATTTCTTGCCAGTGGAATGTAGCCATCACCGTCATACATGATGCCCAGATCTGAATTCCCAAAGCTTGTGAACATCGTCTGAGACTTTCCACGCTTGAATAATTTGTCAAAGATTCCCATATTTCTCACCTCCTTTCTATCTAATCAAAGTAAGCCATCACATTCTTATTCTTACCAAGGTTAGCAAGTGCCTGAATACAAGCGAATACACTCGCATCAAACAAGTCTATTCTTGCTGTACCGCCATCCCCGTCCAATTTCTCATACTGGACAGCATCATCTACTTTCTCAATAGCTCTGACATTGCTGACACAGTATTCATAAGCGTCCGAATGTACATAGTAAAATTCTTTATTTTTCACTTTTAATTCAATTCTTCTGAATCCCTCTGATTTCAAATAGAATAGCTGAGGCTGGTCAATCATTTTGAATTTAGCTTGCTTCATTTTGAGCATGAACTCTCTACCAAATTTCCTATCCATACCGACAGCGGCAATTTTGAAGCCTTTCTGTCGCATCTCTATGAACCATTTAACAATGTCGTCGTAGAGAACAGTTGGAGTGTTGCTCATGGTCAGCCAGCCATCCGATTGCCACCCAAATAGTGGGATGCCATCGTCATTGGCTTTCTTCTGAGCGTTGACACGAGGAAAGAAAGCGTGTGTGATACAAATATCAACATCTTTTTCACCGTCATTGTATACCCCATAAAGGGCAGCAGCAGTCAAGTCATGCAGTCTTGAAAGGTCAGCCCCTCCATACCAGCGAATAGGAAGCTTTGCAAGCTCCTCAATTGTCCAGTCATAGCAGTCATCACTAGCAATGAACTCATCTGGATTGAAATAAGCGTTCATTGAGTTAGTGAAGACATTCAATGTCTTATTGAAGAACTCATTTCTGGTCTGTGGATCATTCAAGGCCTGTTCTGCTTCTTCCTTGAGGGCCTTGAGTGAGACAGTCACACCCCATGAGGGATTAGCCATCTTCAGCACATTCTCATCCAAGTAGTCTCCCACATCGCCATCTGTTGCCTGATTGGCCTTACAGATGAAGATGAAGAATGAATCATCTTTGACCAGCTCTTTCAACACCTTTTGACAATATTTCAGACGGTTAGCAAGGAATCCTGTTGGAATGTCCCCGGCTGTGGAGATAACAAAAAGCATACTGTTCCGGTATGCTGACATTGTTTTCTTCATAAGACCGTATTTCTTGGAATTTCTCATGGTGTGTGCTTCATCTAGGATGATGACATTTCCATTGAGAGAGTCAAGCCTGCTTTCATCATTGGCCAGTGCTTGGATAAAGAATGAACCCTCCTCGCCAAAATTGGCAGTGATGGAGTGTTCTTGGTTGTTGTCCTTAATGCGAATGTTCTTGTCATTCCATCGCTCAACATTGAACCTCAAAAATCCAAAGGCTTCCAAGGCTTGCTTGACAGAATTGGCTACAATATAGCATTTTGAACCGCTATCTGTATCAAGAATCTGATAAGCCAGAGCGATTGCAGCAGTGAAGGAAGTCTTGCCATTCTTTCTGGCAAGCATGATCAAGGCTTCCTTGAAGCGTCTCTCATTCGTTCCTTTGATGTAGAAGCCAAAGAGATTCACGACAACAAAATGTTGCCAGGGTTGCAAAAGTAATGGCTTATTACGGATAGAGACCGCAAACATATCATCACCCTGTTGATGGACAATTGTGTGTTCAATGAAATGAACGACAAAATCAACCATCTCTTCATCCATCTCAAATTCTGGATTATCCAAATCTCTCAGGAAGCGTGATGCTGCCAAAATGTTCTCTTCACAATGCTCTTCCTGATGGTCTAGAACGTGTTGAGCGTATTTTTTAGCTTTCTCCACGTTACCCATCAGACTTCACCCGTTTCTTCTTGATCTCATCCTTGAATTTCAGAACCTCTGTGAGAACTGATCCATTGTCTTGCTCTACCACTTCACCTAATGACTTAGGATTCATCATCAGTTGATTGGAATAGCTGAGTATATCTTTTCTTAGAATTTCCATCGCTGTGAGAATAGGGACCTTGCGCTCATTTTCAGCTCCTGCCTTATTCACATAGACATCTGTGACAGGATAGCCCATATCAGCATAGTCCTGAGCAAGTTTCTGATACTGAAATAGCATTCCTGAAAAGATGTCAATGATCATGTCAAATTCTTTGCGATAAGTCCCAAGCTCTTTCATCTGTTTGATGACTTTTGACTTGATTGATTTAGCTGTGACTGGTTTTGCCAAAAACTAGGCCTCCTTCCTGAAATCCCTTTAGTTTTTATCCCCTTTTTGTCTGAGCGGTCCCGACTTGGAAAAAGTTCCCTTCACCGGTTCCCAGACGCTCGAAAAAAAATTTTTTCGATGGGGGGGATAATCGAAAAACTCAAAAAATCAAAAATTGAAAAATTCGATTTTTACAAAATTTCATTTTTTCGATTTTTGTAAAAATTCAAAAATTCCTTTTTTCGTTTCTTTTGCCAAAAAATTCCTTGACCAATAACTTTATCATTCTTTCTATCATGAAAAGTATTGTGTCTCTTGTTAGTGAGAGGTAAACAATTCCATTCTTGGAATTCTAGTTCAGGATATTCGGACACTGGAAAAATATGATGAACCATCTCAGCCGGTTCTGATATTCCATATCTCAAACTCTCTTGACATAGATAACTATATTTCCTTAGAATCTTATCTCTGAACTTTTCCCACTTCCTTGTCTTCAAGGATGGTCTAACTATTTTGTTATACATATATTCTCCTCATGCAAAAAGGACAGCCAATCTCTTTGGTCTGTCCCTCTCATACTTGAAGCTATGCTATCATAATATTTTATTTTACGTGAGAAAACAAGAGCTTATTTTCTCATTCTTTTCGGAATGGTGTTCCTTCCCAATGTACAAGGATACTTGAAATGGTAATGCAGAGTGTTTCATCTTTGCAAATTGAATATCCTACAATCTCATATTTTAAACCCGGATTATTCTTGATATCCATGTTCAATGCATCTACTGCTCCTTTTATGAACGGAATGTCTGTGTATTGTTTTATCGTCATACTGTTGTTCATTTCTTTTCCTAGACCTCCTTGACTTCCATTCCCTCACAATCGAACACCCACCCGAATCCATCTTCTTCCAATTCTTTGCGAGTGTGTTCCCCTCGTTTTGAGCTATCGTTGCAAGTTCTCGCGAAAAAATATCTTTTTATGCCCCAACCGTAAACTAAAAGATTCTCTTCAATTTTTCCTTTTATCTTAACTGTGTACTTCGGTTCTTTATCGACTGTGTAGCCATACAGCTTCATCTTTACCAATGTCTCTACAGGGTTGTTCTCAAAGTCGCCCAACCACTTAGTGAATTTCATGTTTTCCAACTTCTCATGTTCATCTGTATATTTCATCCAATCCCAAATATTATACTCAAGATTGCCTCTATGATTTTCATACCAATCCGCAACAAACTGTTGGACTTTTACTTTCTGCGGTTTTTCTATTTTTTTCAAATCATCAATAAGAGGACTGATACACACCACCTTATCTCCAAGACGAGACAATCTTTCTAGCCCTTCTATAAAAGTACCAAGTTCCATTTTTTCTCCTCACTTTCACATATCTTATATTTTGTTAAGCTCGCCTTATTTCTGAAATCCTTTTAGGATATGGCTTTCATTCGTTTCTCTTTTTCCAGCTTATGCCTAACTCATTTTGTTAATGTCAAAAATATAAAAATTAAATAACAAAGTTTCTTAAAGCATCATCTAGTTCAGCTTGTTCGATACCAATATATCTCAGCGTTATAGCTGGAGATGAATGATTGAACATCTTCTGTAGTGTGCCTACATCCTTTGTTTTGTTATAGTATTTATATCCAAATGTCTTGCGCATTGTGTGAGTCCCCACATTGTCAATGCCCAATTCTTCAGCGGCTTCATGGATGATCTGGTAGGCTCGTTCACGAGTGATGGCCTTATTTCCTCCTTGCCTGCTCTTGAATAAGAAATGATGGAATGGCTTCCCTTCAACATATTTCCTCATTTCTCTTTTCAACTCTTTTGTCATTCTACGAGAAATCTGCTTGCCAGTCTTCCTCTCTCGTAGTTTGATGTGCCATCCCTGAACATCTTTGACTTTGAGTGTGAGGATGTCACCGACACGCAAGCCTGTATTGAGACCGGTTATGAATAGCATATAATACATTTCATTCCACTCTCTTAGGTAGTCTTTCATGGCTTGGATGTCATCTGTGTCCTTAATGGGTGAGACCTCTTCCATACGCTTCCCCCTCTCTATATTAAATTGATTTTCATAAGGAATTGGGAGTGCAGGAATCGAACCTGCTCCTACTGTTTTCCGCCAGTACGCTCTACCATTTGAGCTAACTCCCTAACCACTATTAGGAGACCCTCTCATCCATGATGTGATTATCATGAACAAGATTATAGTATTTTATTT